ACTGCCCTCCGAAGGCAGGGGTTGCTGGTTCGATCCCAGCCGGGCGCGCCAAGTCTTTGTTTTCTTGGGTTTTTTCAGCCGCGTCAGCCGGTTTTGAAGTCAAACTCACCACGGCGGTAGCGCCAAGCACCACAGTCGCCGCTACACCCGCCGCACGCAGGTTCCCCAAAGCACGAATCCATACTGACGCCCGGTCAGATTCAAGCGTCGTTTCGATCGCCGCGAGCGTTTCGAACACGGGCAGTCCTGCCAGTTCGGCAAGCTCGGCGATGTGCGTCGCGTCGGGCTTGTACTTGCCCTTCCGCCACTCCGACAGCTTGGAGGGCGGCACTCCCAGTCTCTCTGCGACCGTCGTCAGGCTCCCTTGAGCGCGCTTTGCGGCGTCGAGCAGTTCTGCAATCGTCATAACTTTCCCTTGACCGACTTAGCAATTTCCTAGATACTCGCATTTAGGAATTTGCTAAGTAATTGGCTTCTTGCTAAAACTGCAGTCTAGCAGGGTCGGGGGATGGACAGAATTTGTCCCCAATTTTTGGGTTAGCGCGGTCGGCGGAATTGCTTGGGGTTGTAGATCGCCTTCTTGATCGGATCGAGGTCGCGTTGCCTGCGAAGCTTTGCCTTCCGGTAGGCGGACCGAATGACGAGATACGTGGCGACCAGCGCAAGTGCGATCAGGATCTTGGTGTTCGTCGGTAGCAAATACCAAGCCTGCGCGATGTTACCCGGCAGGTAGCTGATAGCTTGCTCGGAAGTATATGAAGCGGATTGGTTGTAGCTCATATGGCCCGTTGTTGTTCAAGTCGTATGAGACGATTTTTAACATACAGAGCGGGGGTGAGTGGTGCCGAAATACCAAGTTCATGCCTACACGCAGTGCGGTAACAACCGCATTGCCGTCATCGATGTTAGCGCCCGGGGTGTCGAGGGTGCTCGCGAAAAAGCCCGTGCCGCTTTGCATCGGGCAGGCCGTAAGCCGGACCTCTGCACGCTGGTTCCGGTGGAAGTCTCCCAGCCCCGCAACCCGTTTCCCCTGTAGTGCGCCGCGTCGACTCTCACCCTCGGATGACGCGGTGTTTTGTGGACGGCTGACCTAGCGTCCACCTTTTTCGATTAGCGCGTTCGTCGCGCATGCATGCGGAGTCAAATGGCTCCGTTCAACGTGAATAGCAGTCCTAAACTAAAGGAACCGAGATGAGCAAGCAAAAGTTGACGATTCTGCAAGTGGTCCCGCGCGGTGGTATCTCGAAGCGCACGAACCAGCCGTGGGAAATCCACACGGCGCAATGTGTGCTGGAGCAGGAGACCAGCGAGGGCAAACAGATTCTCGTTGGAACGATCAACCTGCCGAACGCGCTGAAAGACTCGCAACCCGGCGACTACCTCGCGGAGTTCGCGCTCCAACAGTCGATGGAAGGCAAGCTCGAACCGCGCATCGTCTCGCTCGTTCCGTTCGGCCGGCCGACTGCGAAACCGGCGGCGAACGCAAGCGCATAGCCCATCACGGGCAATCGGTCGTTCGAAGCTGGCCCGCCCGAACGGCTCCCTACACCCGGGCCAGAACCTGAGAGAGAAAGAACATGAAGAAATTGTTTGCAGCAGCAGCTACGGCGGTCGCGAGCGCGGGCGCATTTGCAGCAGGCGAGGGAATGCCGACGATGGACGTGGGGCCGGTCGTTGACGCGATCAAGGCCATCGGCCCGAACGTTGCGCTCGTCGGCGGTGCGGTGCTGGCGCTCGCGGCGGTGACGTATGGCTACCGCGTGGTCAAGGGTTTCATCGGTCGCTAATCACGCAGCGCGACGAGCCCCCGGTATGCATCAACGCGCCGGGGGCTTTTTCATGGGGTGTATCGGATGAAACGGTGGCTGTGTGTTGCGCTGCTTAGCGTTGCCTTGGGAGTTCACGCAGCGCAAGGGATAGACGTGGTGGTGTGTGGCGCGGCATCCGGTGCAGCAGCGACGGATGGTCAGGTGCCTTGCACGTTGTCGGATGGTTCGGCCGGTGTGCAGCAGGTCGCACATTTGACGCTGGTCAACAGTGGAGCGATCGGCGATGCGCCTATCCCGGGCGGGGTTGGGGCTGGCTTGGAGGTCGGCGGCGCTGTATTCCTCGTTCTCGCCGTCGCGTTCGGCTTTCGCTCGCTGCGCCGGTTTCTTGAATCTGCTTCGGAGAGCTAGTCATGCTTTGGTATTGCATGATGTTCGGCGTCACGGTCGCGACGATCTACGGCGCTGCATTGATCCTGATGGTGTGAGTATGCGAAAGAAGACCCGGGGAGTCTGGTTGGCGCTGTTCGCCGTGTTCGCGATGATGTGCAATCAGCAGGCGCATGCACAGGCACTGCTCGCGCCGATAGAGAGTTTCGTGATCAATCGTGCCGAGGCGGCGATTGTCACGCGTATTGCAATCCAGCGCGGTTTTGCGGCGAACGACCCGCGCATCGCTGCGACGCTGGCGGGTATGGGGAAGGCGTCAACGGCGCTCAACGTCGTCGGCACGGGGGCGGGCGCTGTCCTGGCATTCGCGGGCGCGCCAGTTTGGGCGACCATTTTGGCGGGTGCGGGGATCATCGCACTCGGCGCGGCCCTACAAGTCGGCTTTGCTAAGTTGAAGTGGAATGACGCGTCGATTTCGATTGATGTTAGTGACCCGCCAGCTAGTGTTGGCGATAGCTACGCAGCTATACCACCGCCCGCCGCCGCGATAGACCCCACTTACAAGAAATTGTTGGCGCCGGAGCTGTGGGCGGCGCAAGCGGGTATTCCGACCTATCGCAATGGCTACTGTCCAGAGAATAACCCGGTGTGCAACGCTTACCCGTTTACGCCGGGGGCCGGCATGACTACCGCCAACTTTTGGCTCACCCGTGGGTACCACGACATCCTTCCAAGTACGTTGGATCAGGCTGCCCAGTTCACTTGGTATGTGCAGTACTACAACGGACACTGTGGGTTGGCTTTTGGGTGCGAGGGCGATGACACTAACGTCAGTTCGGTGCGTCTGTTCTTCGCACCGGTCTCGAACATACCGGGCAACCCGATCCGGATGTACGCCACGACGACCGGGTCAAAGAGCCGCGTAGACAGCAAGGGCAAGAGGGGGCCCTATATCAGCTACGTCGAGACCTACCAATACAGCTTGTTTCAATACCGGCGCGAACTGGTACCGGAGCTGGTCGCTGAGGATATGTCCAAGCTTTGGCCGAAGCTTCCATCCGGGGTCGCGTCGCTGCCGTTGCCTACGTCGACGATCACTAAGCTTGTGGATGAAACGTGGAAGCGTGCGGCGGCGGACCCGGATTATCAGGGGCTCCCGTATCAGCAGGTGTACGACGGGTTGGTAGAGCCGTGGGTTCAAGAGAACCCGAAAGAAGTGCCGACGTTGGGCGATCTGTTCACTGCCCCCGCGCATCGAGGCGATCACGTTGTTATCAGCCCGATCATTCAGCCCGATCCGGCCACGAATCCGAACCCCGGCACGAACCCCGGCACGAACCCCGGCACGAACCCCGGCACGAACCCCGGCACGAACCCCGGTACGAACCCCGGTACGAACCCCGGTACGAACCCCGGTACGAACCCCGGCACGAATCCGGGAACGAACCCCGGTACCAATCCCGGTAATCCGAAACCGGATCAAAAATTCTGCGCACTGTATCCGGAGGCATCCGCTTGCGCCCCGCTCGGGAGTGCGAACGATGTGGATGTGAAGCGCGATTCGAAAAGCATTTCTTTGTCGCCGATTTCGATCGGCCTGACGAACGGTGTCTGTCCGCAACCTCTTGAGGTCGAGGTGTTCGGTGCACCGCTCAAGTTCGATTACTCGCCGGTCTGCGAGTTGGCGTCGAAGCTCAGGCCGCTGGTGCTTCTGCTCAGCGCGCTCGCGGCGGGCCTTATCTTCGTTACGGGGTTGATGGCATGAGTTGGGCGGGACTGCTGGTATCGCTGGTTGGTCCGATCGTCACGCGAGTGTTGCTCGCGCTCGGCATCGGTTTTGTGACCGTCGCGGGGATCGATGTGGCGATGAATCAAGTCATTGAGTGGATGACCGCGAGCGTGGGCGGGATTCCCTCGGATATCGCGAACGTGCTTGCGCTCGGCGGTGTGGGCGAAGGCATCGCGTATGTGCTCGGTGGCCTGTCGGCTCGCGTGTCGTTTTACCTGCTCACGTCTACAACAAAAATGGTGTTCAGCAAATGATTACGCTGATTACGGGGGTGCCCGGTAGTGGTAAGACGCTCTACGCAGTTTGGCTCCTCAAGAAGATTGCCAAGGATCGCCGTGTACTCGTAGACGGAATTCGCGATCTGGCTATCGAGCACGTTGAGATTGACGAACCGTGGTTGCGGCAATGGCATGTGAACGCGCAGGCGCACGACCTGATTGTCATTGACGAGGCGCAACGCATCTATCCACCGACGACGGCAAGTCAGAAGCCGACGCCCGACGTTGAGCAACTGCACGTCCACCGGCATATGCCCCGGTCGTTTCTGCGCCGGTGCAGGCGGCCGGTTCAGTGCAGGTGCCGGGTGCTGTGCCGGTTGATGCGTCGAACGGCGTGCAGGGCAGACAACAGCTTGTGGGTGGGGTGCAAGCGCGCGGTGATGAGCTGGTGATTGTCGGTTCGCGTGATGAGGTCGCCATGCTGCGCAAGCTGGTGCCCGAGCTTGACACTGCGCCGGGCGAGGTGGTGGTGCGCGGCTGGGCGTATGAGGTGACCAACACCGATTCAACCAATACGGCCTGGGGTATTGCGGCGAAGGTGCTGGGCGGCCAGCTTCGCATCTCGAGCGGCGACACGTCATCCGATACGAGCGCAGTGCGATTCACCGGCCCGGGCATCGACGCGGCCATATCCGCGCTCAATGCCGATTCACGGTTCAAGGTCATCAGTTCGCCGCACGTGCGGATCGCGTCGGGCGAGCGGGTGCGGCTGAACGTCGGGCAGCAAGTGCCGACGCAATCAAGCGTGAGCTATCAAGGGTCGAGCGGCACGCCAGTTCAGTCGATCACGTATCAGGACGCCGGGCTGATCTTCGACGTCGAGCCTACGGTGATGCGCGACGCGATCGAACTGCGCGTGCATGAGGAGATCTCCGATTTCGTCCCGACGAAAACCGGCGTCGATACGTCGCCGACGAAGAACACGCGACAACTACAGACGGTCACGCGGTTGAAGGATGGGGAGGTCGTGGTGCTGGGTGGGCTGATACAGGACCGCAACACATCGGCGCGCAGCGGCTACGCGTGGCTCCCGAGCTTCCTCGACGGGCGGTCCAGTTCGAAGCAGCGGACTGAGGTGCTGTTGGTGCTACAGGTGCAACGAATTTGAGCGTCTAGCGTTGGGAGTGTCCGGCCGGGATCGCAGCGACGTAGAGCGGCGGCTGTGATGCGGAGTTGTGGCGGTTGTCGCGCGGCTCAGCGCGGCCAGCCGGACCGAGTAGCGGGTATTCGCGATCGCGGGTAGCGAAGGCGTGGCGGGGAAACGCCCTCCCTCCTGAAAGCCCGCTGCGGCGTATGTGGTTCTGGCGCGCTAGGAGAGGGCGTAGGCGGTTGCGGGCAGAGGGGTGGGGGTATCCGCTGCGGGCGGCTCGCCCAGCGCAGCAGAGCGCGCCGGGCGGGCCGCGCGCAGCGCGGCCCCTAAACTTGTATCAGGGACACTTAACGGATACGGGACACGGACGCCGGCATAGATCGAGGCGGAGCAAGGACAGAAAGGCAGTTCGGAAAAAAGAAAAGCCCTGAACGCTGGCACGGTCAGGGCTTGGTGAAACAGCGCATTACAAGGGTGATTGCAATGCACGACGCAAGTATAGGCGACTTCTCGCCGTTCCGTAGAGAGTGGGTGATCCGTGGCCGGAATTTCGGTGACGGTCAAGTTGAGGTGACGGCAACGCGCTTCGATAGGTACATGGGTGCGCTGTCGTTGAATGCGAAGCCCAAAGCGAAGCGTGGGGAGTCTGAGAACAGCGAATCGAACCTGATGGACGCGGCGAAGCGCGCCAAGCAACAGGTGCGGCTACGTTCCAAGGCTATCGGGGCCGATCGAATGATCACGCTCACTTACCGGGAGAACATGACGGACAAAGGCCGTCTGAAACGGGATTTCGACAAGCTGCGGCGGCGGCTCGGCGGTCTGTATGACTTCCAGTATGTTGCCGTCGCGGAGAGGCAAAAGCGCGGTGCGTGGCACCTCCACATTGCGGTGCGTGGGCGCCAGAACTATCGTGTGCTGCGCTCGATCTGGCAAAGCATCGTGGGGATCGGGAACGGTCAAATCAACGTGCGGAACCCGTTCAAGGAAAAGGGGCTGCGGCACAAGCTCGCGGCCTACCTGGCGAAGTACATCACGAAGGATTTCGCGGAGCACGCGTTGAACGAAAAACGGTATTGGACTAGCCGCGGCGTCGTCGTCCCGGAGGTTATGCCGATCGATCACATCACGGCGAATGATCCTGCTGAGGCATTGAAGATTGCATTTAACGCGGCGCTGCGGGCAGGCGCGACGTTGGATCGTTGTCAGGCATTTTGGCGGCAGGAATTAGGAGTGTTCTGGTTATCGACGCGCGAAAATTAATTCGGAAACAATGAGTCAGGGGGGGGTATCAATATCGCATTAATGGGGCAGACTGGTTACGATATTCACTAGATCAATAACGCAGAGGCGTTTTGGAATGGTCTTTGAGGAAATAATCGGGATTTACATGTCTGAGAAGAGGCACCGTAGCGCGGAGCGGGACCAATATTCGCTGCAACGGCTCAAGCCTCACTTCAGTGGTCGGGATCTGCGGACGTTGAAGCGGGGAGACGTTCGGCGGTATGTGTCTGCTCGGCTCGCTGACGGTGTCCGGGAGTCGACCGTAAAGCGCGAACTCAAGCTCTTGTCTGCGGCCATAAATTTCGTGCGGACGGAGCACGACTATCCGGAATTGCCGAATCCGGTGCAAAGCCTTGGCCTTGATGGTGGTGAGTCGCGGGTTCGCTGGATATCCCGAAGCGAAGCGTCGTCGCTGATTCTCGCGGCTGGAATGACTGCGCGGCGGCCGCATCTTCGTAACTTCGTGCGCCTCGCGTTGAGCACAGGGTGTCGAAAAACTGAGCTGCTCGCGCTCGAATGGCGCCGGGTTGATTTCGAGCGCTCGCACCTTCGACTCGAGTGCGAGCACACAAAGAACGGCCAGCGTCGGCTGGTTCCGCTGAACAGCGGCGCGCTATCGGCGCTGAGGGATCAGCGTGATTGGGTCACGCGAAATTGTGCCGGCTCCGACTGGGTGTTTGCTTCCGGCTCGGGGCGGAGAATTGGCACCTTGCAAAAAGGATTCGTCGCGGCGTGCGCTCGCGCGGGGATCGAAAATTTCCGGATCCACGACTTGCGCCACACGTTTGCCTCGTGGCTCGTCATGGAGGGCGTGTCGCTGTATGTGGTCAAGGACCTGTTGGGGCACTCCTCCATTACGGTCACGGAGCGCTACGCGCACTTGTCGCCCGATCACGGGCGCGCGGCAGTACAGAAGCTCTTGCCGCTGTGAAGCGGCAGGGGGCATTGTAAAAATATAGCAGATTTGCTAACATGGTACAGAATTGGACAGTCGTCTACTACAACGAGCGCATCAAGCGCGACGTCTTCGCGCTACCTGCCGGGATTCTGGCGGACTATTTGAGGCTCCTGGATCTGATGCAGGAGTTCGGCGCGGATCTACGTATGCCGCACTCTCGCGCAATGGGGGATGGACTGTTTGAATTGCGCCCTAAGGGTAGGGAAGGCATCGGACGTGTGTTTTACTGCACGCACGTAGGGCGACGCATTGTCGTATTGCACTCGTTTGTAAAGAAAACACAAGAGACTCCGCAGAATGAACTGCGAACTGCCCGGCGGCGGTTAAGTGAGGTACAAAATGGCTAAAGCGATGACTAGGCGTGCGCTTGCGGATGGATTCGATCCCGTACCGCATACACCGGATGATACGAAGCAATTGCTGGGAAAGCGAGGCGTTAGGGCAGAGTACGACCGTCTAGAGGACGAATATGTCGCCTTGCGTGCGATCTTGAGGGCTCGGCGCGAGGCCGGCTTAACTCAAGCGGAAGTAGCTGAGCGTATGGGAACAACCGCATCCGCGGTGTCGAGACTTGAAGCATCTTTGTCAAGCGAGAAGCACTCCCCATCGTTTGCAACGCTCAGGAAGTATGCGGCCGCATGTGGAAAGAGATTGGTGATCTCCTTTGCCTAATTTGGGGCGCGATATGGTTAATCGCACCAGAAGGCAGGGAGGGGTAAATTTCTTGATCGGGATTGTGCCTGAAATTTATCTATAAACATCTACCGTTTCACTGGTTAAAAATGTGATGCGGAGATGTGTGGGAAAGCCCTAGTTTCATTTGTTTCGTGCGCTGGCATTATTATAAAAAAATTATCCTTTTCGGGGGTGAGGGATGCCAGCTGAAAAACATGTCAATCACCTAACAGTGTTTCTAATAAAGAAGCAATATGACAAATGTAAACAGGTGATTCGGACGGATGTGTGTGATACGTCATTTTCTATTGAGTTCTCTGGGTACGGTGAGGCGGAATTGCATATAAAGCACCAGCCCCCACATCCGCCTAAATGGACGGCGTTATTTAACGATTTCCTCGATTTAAGTGATATTGTTGTTCCTGGCATATCTGCTGCCTTATTTTTAAAGGTGGGCGAAAGATGTTTTGTGCTGACGTTTGGGCAAGGTGGGCGCTTCTTGCTTCAAGATGAGGTTTTTGAGGAGCGTTTTGGGCTGCTCTGTGCTTTGAATTCAGTTGATCAGAACAGTTTTCGATGTGTCGATGTGCAGTCGCTCGATGCGATTCAGAGCCACACTCGAATTCAATCCGGACAAGAAACAAGCGCGAATCAGTTTGGGCTTGATGTTGAGCAAGACATGTTGAAGGCGATAGTTGGGGCGCCAGTTGTTCATGCCTTGGGAAACAGAATGACCGGAAGCGATTCCTTGACTGTTTCAGTTAAGATGGATTTGGCGGATTTGCCATTTTTATTGGATGAGTACCGGAAGAAATTCGAAGAGGATTTGAGTGTCGAGGATTATCAGTGGGTAAATAACATTTCGATAGTAAAAAACTCTAAAGTCATTGGCGTTCTCGAGGCTGAGTTAAATGGACTTCTCGGTTTGAAGACGTTTGACAACATTTGGCTGTCGATTCCGGAAATTATAGATTGGACTTCTGTGTGCGGGTTTATGTACTCGCATGGGAAAAATATAATTCATCATGACATTGATTGGAGTGGGTTTATTTCGACGCTGGGCAAGGATGAGAGTATCGATCTTGATTTGCTAAGATCTCGTGAAGTCCACTGTGCTGACGAGGATCATAAGAAGGTTTATCGATCCTGGAAGGTTTACAAATGCCTGTACGCGGAAATCGATGTTGGGGGTGAGAAGTATATTTTAAATGATGGGAAATGGTATAAGGTTGCGAATGATTTTGTCGCGAGAACTAATGATGATTTTGGGAAAATTCCCATATCGAAGTTGAAGTTTCCGGACTACAAGGGCGGCGGTGAGGGGGCGTACAACGCTGAGATTGCGAAATCAAACCCTAGCGGCTATGCGCTTCTGGATGATAAAAATAAAATTATGCATGGTGGGGGGCATGGTCAGGTTGAGGTTTGTGACCTTTTGTCAATCAATCGTGAATTGATTCATGTGAAGATTTATAGCAAGTCTAGCGTTATGAGTCACCTCTTTGCGCAAGGCTTTGTTTCTGGTCAGTTAATACAGACGGATTCTAAGTTTCGTGAGAAGATTCTGTCGAAGCTGGATGGTGATTTTAAAAATATCTTTCAAGTTAACAAAAACCCTGAAAAGGGGGAGTTCACAATTGTTTATGCGGTGATTAGCGAGGAGCCTGGTGAGGCGTTATATCTCCCATTTTTCTCAAGGGTGAACCTAAATAACACTAGAAAGATATTGGTAGGCTTTGGCTACAATGTTGAGTTACTGAAGATCTCGGTAGATGAGATGTATGCCAAAACAACGGAGGTGCCGAAGAATAAAAAAGGCAAGCATGGATGAGGCGAGAAGCTAGATGGGTGCTGAGAGTAGCGATGAGGTGGGTCGAGTCACTAACCTAATGATCTTGCAGAGCGCCCGATAAACATTCGTGGCTACCA